CTTATATAATAGCAAAAAATGCCCACTATAGGTGATATAGTGGACACTTTGTGAACTGGCATAGGTGTTAGTGTGGATTGTATAATTTGAGGTAATATACAGAGGCACACACTAAAATAACAAATAGGAGGCCAAATGTGTAAACCATTAGTATAACTTAACCTCTGCTTTTACATTGATTTGTGATAACAATTCAACAAAATCTAGTGCTTGTTGATATGTAGGTAGTGCCACATATTTGCACTGCTGAGTATCATTGTACCAGTAACGAATAGTTGTGTTCATTAGTAATCAAAATCAGAGTTTAAGTATGCATTAAGGTCGAAATCTTTGGTGTCTTGCATCTCTGGAAGATCAAAGATTTGTGCCTCTAGTTTATTAAGTTGTTCAAGAATGTCTTCTGACATAATGATAGTTAATGAAGGAAAAAATGGAGTTAAATGTATCCTAACTTGTTTACCAAGTCTAATTAACATTTAACCCCATCACAGTTAGTGATACTTTAGAGGGCTGTTTGCACCTCTACAATATCATCTAATACAGCAAGGATTTCATTCCCATTGTTTGCATTATCAAGCAGAAACTCTGCAAAGTTAGATGATACAAACTGTGTGCTGTCTAATGACATAATAAGGAGTAAATTACGACAAGTGACTGTCTTTTTAGTGGCGAAGTCATTCCACATTGTTGTTAATTAGTTGGAGTAATCCTCAAACCTTGCTTTAGCAATAGACTCGCAAGCTTCCTCATCTAAATGAGGATATTCTGCAAGAACTTCTTCAAACAAAGTTTCAAGTAGTGCCTCGTTATGTAAACATGACATGATTAAGCACCCTCACTCATAAGGTCAGATTGATCAACTGAGTTATCAAATACATTCTGTAATTTGCCACCGATAGTATCAAGAACCTCTTGATAATCATCATGGTCTTGAAACTCATTTAGTGCCATATCTATGACATCCCATTGAGAATCAGTGAAGAAATTACGGACGGTTTGATATTCAGTTTTTGTGTTTGTTTTAGTCATGTTCTTATTATAAGGCATTTTGAGCAGTTTGGGAGATTTAGTGGACACTTTGCTTACTGTCCTAGTGTGTATGATCCCATCACACAGTTTCCATATCTCACCTCGGCATATCCATATTCTACGGATAAATCAAGGCATAAACCCCAACAATCATCGAGGTTAACAAATGAGGAATTCTCATAAGGTGCAGATGGACAGTGAACAGAGTATCTCATAATTTTAAATCAAATTTCTTTATACTATTATGATCCCATAAAATGGGGCAAAAATCAAGTAGCCTTGTACCACTTTATGATCTGACCACTGAAACTGCTGCTTGCCCCTTATTGAAGATAGTATCAACAACTGTGGAAACTTTTTTAGATGTTGTGATACCAACTCTGTCCCATGCTGGTATCACTACTAACCCGAACTGTTTCTTTACATCACCTTTACGGATTACCCTCCCTATTGTTTGACTAATAGTGATATAATCCATGTTTCTTAAGAACAATGCAGCATCTAATCCTGCTACGTTGATACCTTCAGAAAGAATACTGTGATGTAAAACTATAAACTTCTTGGTTGAATCTTTACCCCATTTGTTTAATGTAGTGAAGAATTCTTCTCTGTTGATCTTCTTACCATCAACGATTGCACCAGTCTTCGATGTTATATACATCCAAGAATATCCTCTACTATGTAACTCTGAGCAGAAGCTAGTTTGAGATGTGAGTGATACAATCTGAGCAGTAGATCTGGCACAAATTAATATCTTATCCATCGATTGCTCATCAATTGTTGATAACAAGTTCTCACAATCATGCTCACATTTGAGTCTACTATCGTCATCTCTTTGTATCTTCTTGATAACAACTTTAGGTGGTAATATGTGTCCCTGTTGTACTAACTCAGGAGCAGGAATATCACATAATACTTTACCATAAACCTCCTCAGTTTCCATGCCTATTCTATCATCAGACAAGCAATGTTTAGGAGTGGCAGTGAAGAAATAGCACCTACTATTTGTCTGAGTTGAGTAATACTTAGTAGGAGGATTGAAGTTCTTTTGTACACTGTTATGAGCTTCATCAAAGTATATTGTATCAACTTTAATTCCAGATTCTTGTATCTTATGAAGAGAATGATACGTGGTAAAGATTAACTTATTGAACCTGTAATTAAGAGTAGTCCAATCACATATAGTCTTAGGATTTGTGCTTGAAAAATGATGTGTTTCACCACTATGTACATGCAATACTTTATACTGAAGCATTGGATGTACGTCTAGAAAATGTATAAAATCATCAGATAATTGTTGTGCTAATAGTATACGTGGGGCTACAATTACAATGGTTTTTCTCTCTGGATCTTTAAGGATTACATCCCAGTCACAACCATTAAATTGTGATTGTGCGTCCTTAATCATACATAGAGTCTTACCACCACCAGTAGGAACTATAACTTGCCCTCTGGAATTGTTCCGTAAACTATCAACAACTCTTTCCTGATGTGGACGTAACTTTGTCATGGCAATTTGCGATTAATAATAATAATAAACCCTATCAAGTTTTAAGTCAATAGGGTTTGTGACACTTCATTAATTGGGCTCAATGCCATCTTTACCCTCTAAATTGATGTTATTAAATGTTGCATAACCTTGAAGATCTTCTAACATTGTTGTATAAATGTGAGAGTAATCCCAGTTATCAACTATATTTTTAGAGAGTAATTCTACCTCGTCTGATGATAATCCAGGATAGAAAGATTCTACTGAATGTTTAACATCAACGGTTAGATTGTAAGTCATAAGAAAGAAACAGTAACAGAGATTACACGAGCAGATGGATTACGAGCAAGTGCAGTTTCACGTGCATCAGTCATATTCGCTGCCCTAACTTGCTCGGTAAATATACTACCAGCAACAAATAGTTTAACATCCCATTTCATGATTTGTCCTCCTTACATGTACAGGCATTGGATAGATTACGAAGCTTAAGATAAAGATTAGAAGAGAATTGTGTCTCCTCTTTATTCATTAACTCCGCATTGTTGAGACTAAGTATATTCACGAGATACTTAATCTCTTCTTTATTTAAGTCAATTAGCATAATTAAAATAACTTAGAGAGTGAAATTACCATTAGAAATGATAACATTACAACTACATCCCATCCCTTAGTTCTTATAAAGAATGGCATACTAATTGCATTGGCAGTTAGATACATTACTGCACCAATCGTTGCGGATACATGTAACACAACATAATATGCGGTTACTATCAAGAATGATCCGATAATTCTGCCTTGTGTATCTAATTGCATAACAATCTCCGTAATTGACGTTTACTTTGTGCAAGAGCATAATTATCACTTGGAGTTTTACAAGTAGTGATAATCAAACCCTCTGCATTTTGCCAAACATAATGATTAGTTTGTCTAATGATTTTGAATCCATTTGTTATCATTAGTTTCTTAATCTGTTTGGCAATTTTATGCTTTGACATAATTAAACTCCTTCAAGTGTTAACGAATTAGCATGATTTTGCTTGTTAATTACACATGACTGATGAATATCAAGGAGAGTTTCCATATTAACTCCCTCCCAATCTGACCACTCTGATACATAATCTTCACAGTCAAAATCACCAGTTCCATCTACATTTAATGGGCATGATTTGAAGTCATCGTTATCATCAACCCAGAAAATTCTTCCAAAAGATTTTGATTTAAACATGATAATCTCCTATCTTAAGTATAAGTAACCACCAGCCCATCCTGTATAGTTTGGGTTGTGTAATTTCTCACGTTGATTGATAATTCTCATGTCGTATCTTACATACTTAGCAGGAGAATTGTAAGAAGCAGGTTTGTAAACTTCACCTGTATTCTTATCAACGAAAGAATGAACACATCCTTCTCTCCAGTCATCATTACGAAACTCACGTTGCATGATCTTGTAATACTTGCGACCATTCTTTATAACGAAGGTGGTTAAATTAGCAGTGCCATTGTTAACACTTTCTAACTGCCTTTTAGAATAGTCAGAATCAGATCTTTCATACATTCTTATTGAATGTTGTTTGTAGTTTTCTGTTAAGGAATCACAATAGGTTTGTGTCCAGTCCAGAACTCTTTCAGATAATGTGGACATAAAACCTCAATTTGTTTATGAAGTGTGGGTTTCTCTCCCACTTCTTAATAATACCATTAAAAAACCCCAATGGAGGGGTTTTGTTACATACTGTTGTAAAAAAGGCCAGCCTCCTAACTGTCACACTATAAAGTTCTTTTCATATTCCAGTAGTTCTTGTAAATAATTAACCTTATCTTGCGTGGGTTGTGATGTATTCCATCTTGTTTTTCCAGCAGGTCGTTTATATAATTCAATACCTAATTTCTCATATTTCTTATCAGTTGGAACTAACACTTGATAGGGTTGACCTCTTTTATTAATGGTAAATTGACTTAATTGTTTATTCTCTTTTTTGGTAACTTTGATCTTAGTACATGATTGAACAAATATTTCTCCAAATTTGTTATAATCAGGAAGGTAAATATGGGCATTATCCATAATATATCTCCCTACAAATTGAGGGGAAAAACAATGATCATCTGTTCTATTTTGTGGATCATTTAGTGCATTTTTGCTGATTAATCCTGTATCACCAAGACCACAACTAAACACACCTTCATAATATATTCTTGTAATAATTCGCACCACATCTTCATCATTAGTGTCCCAATCTTCTAAATTAGCACATAAGGATTTGAATGTTGCTTTACAATAAACTTTCCAATTTTTAGTTACCATGCTTTCTCCATTGTGAAGTTAAAGAATGAGAATACCTCACGATTAACAACCTTATATGTACCAAACTCATTAGAGATTACATAACCTTCATGGTCACACATACTCTCACCTATGTAACAATCAATATCATCATATCTGTCAATATATTCAAACAATTCTAACTTGATTGACTCTACTAATTTCCATAAACGTAGAACATTTATGTCGCAATTGTTATCATCAGCAATTGCATCTAATGTTAAATCATCAAGTTCAATTTCATTGCGAATACATTTGTTTAATTGCTTCTTAATTCTTGAAGCTTTCTTAACATCAACGAAATCACATAAAGTAGCAATTTGTCTTGCAAAGTTGCATGAGTTAATGAGATCTTCTTTATTATTATTGTATAGTTTTACTTCAGGTTTAACCCATTTAGTATATTCTGTATCTCTAAATTCATACTTATAAGGTTTAACAACTGCATTTCTTAAATCATCTTTTGCCTCATAATATGTGTGAGGTGCAATGATAATTTCTGCATCAATAACCTCATCAAAGTAATAAGTTATTGTGTTAGGTGTGTAATGATCTTTACCACCAAAACCAATAAAATCACCTTGATAAATGCCTGCTAAAAATGGTAGATTGTCAAAGCATTTATGTAAGATAGTGGCTACATTACCTTGATGGTTAGTATCAATCTCTTCATGTGAATGATTGATCTTAATTTTAACTTTATTGAAGACAGATTTAGTGCCTACAAAGAATCTTCCATTGGCAGGATTAGTACCCCAAACTATTGCTGGAGCTCCGTCAATCTTCGCTGAAATGTTACTCTTAGCGATAAACCAATTAAGTACAGATAGATCACCAGTAAGGATGCTATCTTCGGGGTGTTCGATGTGAGTATTTTTCATACTTATAGTATAGCATAAAAAAGACCCCATTCAAGGGGCCTTGTGACACTTTTTAAACTGGTTTAGTTAAATGCTCTTTTGTAAGAATCTTTAACATAAGTGGTTGTTAAGTTATATCCTTTAACCAAATCTGTCCATAGTTGTTGTGTTTCAAACTGATGAATCTGCCAACGAACTTTGAAATCAGAGATGTAATCTGCAACCTTTAAGTTAGGTTGAGAAGGACGTACTTTCACAGGAGTGTCAACCTTTTTAACTTCAATTTTAGTTACTTTAGAAGCAGACTTTCTTTTTGAAGTTGTAGTCTTTCTAGTGCGTGTCTTGCGTGGTGTTGCAGGAGTAGCAGTTGCGGAAGACTTACGAGGCATAAACGTTAAATTCGTTTGGACTCCTTCATTATACATCACCCAATGCCTCAGTCAACCCATTTACAACAGAATGTGAAGAAATTCGTTCCACTTTCTTAACTGGCACACCTAATCGTTGTTGTATTAAGTTACCATAATCCTCATGCAATTCGCACCCTATATAATATCTTCCTAATGATTTTGCGACCATTGCAGTAGTTCCAGAGCCCATAAATGGGTCAAGAATAATATCATTTTCCTCTGAAGATGCAAGGATGCAAGGTGTTATTAATTCAGGGGGAAATACAGCACAATGACTACCTTTATAGGGTTTTGTTTGAACATTCCATACACTTCTCTTACGTCTTGTTGGTTCTTTGATAACATCAACATCAAAATAATAGTTTTGATTCTTACTTAGTAGGAACAAATATTCATGTGATTTAGTACATCTATCTCGTACACTTTCTGGCATTGGATTAGGTTTATTCCATATAATATCTTGCCTTAAGTACCATCCATCTGCTCTTAATGCAAATGCTAACATCCAAGGTATACCAATTAAATCTTTCTCTTTAAGTCCATCTAATTTATTACCTCGTCTTGCACATTTGTCTGGTAAATCTTGCTTACTCTTACTTACAGTTTGTTTAACTAATCCTTGACCTTTTCCAGGTCTATAGTTATAATAACTATCACCAATGTTCACCCATAATGTTCCATCTTCTGTTAAATTTTTACGCACCTCTCGGAATACTTCTACTAATTTTTGAATATACTCTTCTGGAGATTCTTCTAACCCTATCTGACAATCCTCCCCTCCATAATCTCTTAATCCATAATAAGGTGGAGATGTAACGCACATCCTCACCTTATCATCAATTTGTGATAGTGTTTCACGACAATCACCAAACAAAATTGTATCTTTCATCAATAATCTTTGGGCCTACCCTCTTGTGATTTGTATCCATCTGCCATATTATATTCTCTTCTATTCTTTACATATTCTAACTCATTCCAGTTATCTTTATTACATATTAACAAACAATGAACGTTTTTATGTCTCATTGGTTTTCCACTTGTATACACGCATTGATTCTTTGGATATACATGAATCTCTATAGTAATATACTGAGAGATTGAGTTCCATCCTTGTTTTATACGTTTTTCATTATTAACTGGGTCACCCTTAAAATAAACCCACCCCTCTTCCCAATCACCATTTGGACGTTTCCAAATAACATAATCGTCTACTTGGGGTTCATACATTTATCTGTCTAATGATGCAAGTCCATCATCAGGAGTTCCTGCGGGAACTGCTCTTAATCTATCTGGTGCTATTTCACCACGATCAATATAATATTCTAACCACTCATCGCAAGCTGCTTTACCCAAATCATCTGACTTAGGATCAATACTTGTCCATCCATTTGTAGACAATTCCTGAATCTTCCAACGTTTTTCTTTAGTCATTAGATAATAATCTCCAGCACTAAGTATATATTAAAATACCCTACCAGTATAACTGATAGGGTACTAATTGTCAAATAAGGAACTCAGCAATGTAGTAATCAACAGTGATTTCTAACGCAGCTGCCTCTCTTTCACATTCAATGATGAATTTATTAATCATTTCATCAGTTTGGTTTAAATGATCTTTATTCACGAAGATACCTCCTCACCTGATTTGTTGAATGATTTGTC